TCAAGCAGCGGCTCAGATGCGACGATCACCTGATACCAGAAGACCAGATAGTCGATCATCAGAACATCATGGCCATACCGGCCAAAGCGGCCGCGCCTGAGGCGGTACTTGCCGAGTTTGCATTCTTGGAATTTACGAGCCCAACATCCCCGGCATATGTTTGATTCATTGCCCCGAGCATGTCTGGACCAGCCGTCGCCTGCTGCTGCGCATAGCCGCCGAAAGTCGGGTTCGTCACTTGCGCACCGGTCCGCAGCGCGTTCAACTGGTTCAGGTCACGCGAGTTGAAATACTGCTGCTCTTGGATGCCCTGTTGTCGGGCTTGTTGGCCTGTCTGGATTCCTTGCAGCGCAGCCTGGCTGTAGGCGTCGTTTTCCTGGCGGCCAATGTCGTCTTGGGCGTTTTTCCATGCTTCCGACCCTTGCTGAACGCCCATGTTTGCCATGCGCGTTTCGGCACTGGCGCGGGACCGATCCAAGAGCGGCTGAGTCCGACGCATGATCGCGTCTTGCGCCGTCTCTCCAGGGTTGAACGGAGATTGGACAAGGTTCTCATCGCCCCAGCCCTTGGCCTGCTGCCCTGCAACACCTTGAAATGCTTTGTCCTGCAAACTGCCCAATTGACCACTGGTCTTCATCTGCTGGTCGAGCAGGGCCTGACCTTGAGGCGTCAGATTGATGTCTTGCGCCCATCGATCATCGCCAAGATCACGCCAAGTCAACGAGCCATAGGGCGTGTATTGATCCGCCCGGTTTGCCTTCGTCGCGTACTTCGACGCCTCAAGGTTTCCAGCAGCGGTCGCTTGAGCGGCGCCTGCGTAGTCCGGAGTTGGAGGGGCTGAACTCTTTCCCATGTCTATGTCCTCAAAAACCGACACTGGTCGCGTGTCATGGTCAAGATGTGAAGATCGCCGTACTTGCCGGCGTCCTTGATGACGGCCTCATCCACAAACCCGAGGTGTCGGTCAAAGCGGAGCGCGTCAAGATTCGTTGAATCAACAAGGCCAATGACCTTGTTCACTTTCAGTTTGTTGAAGGGGTAGTCAAAGCAGATCCGCAGGTACTCGCGCACCATCCAGTTCTTGCCCACTGCTGCGACATGCATCTGCACAGACCGGCCCGTGTAGCAGTCGTAGAGCACGCCAGCAACCAACTCGCCGTTCTTTTCCCAGCCGATGCCTTCTCCACTACCGGCGTAGTAGCTCCCACCGGTTCGCTCTGCAGTCCAGAAGCAAACCTCTTCGCCGAAGACGATCACAGAATGCCGGTGCCTTTTTCAAAGACGTAATCCACGGACTGCCAACGGAGTTGAGCGGAGCTTGTCTGGACCTTGAGGAACATCGCGGCGCAGTAGCCAACACCTCCAACGGTGTTCCAATCCTTGCGGATCGTCAGACCGCCGGCCCAGATCCCGTTATCCCAAGTGGCCACATCCCAGATCGCCGAAGTCGTTGGGGTGAAGGTCGGGCTACCTACAGGCTCAGAGATCGAGAAATCAAGGTTCAACCCGAGCAGCACACCAATGCCAGGGCTATCGGTCGTGAGGATGGGCCGCGCCATGGTGTAGCGCTTCTGGACCATGCCGCCGTGGTACTGGAACGAAGGGAGAGCGTTTCCCGTGATCGCCATGCCGGAATCGCTAGATCCCGTCCAAGCCTCGATCACCTTGCCGGCAGTACCGAAGTACAAGCGACTCCCGCTTTGAACGAAGCACGATGCATTCCAGCCAAGGAACCGGCACCATGAGCCGCTCAGGGTGTTCATCACATACTGCTGCTGCCCTCCGAGAACGGGGACATTCAAGATCAGCGCGTTTTTTTCCGGGAAGACCTGAAGCTGCCAGCCATACGACGCGGCATAGGCCCCTGTGACCTCGCTCATGGCCTGTTGAATCTTGTCGGTGATGCTGACCTTGGTCGAGACCCGGGACGACTGGAGCGCCGCAGAAAGAGGCTGCACACCATCACGGCAGATCAGCAACAGGTCAGAGCCGTACTTCACGAAGCAATTGCGCGTGACCGGCTCGCCTATGTCGTAGATCCCCACCAACACAAAGCCTGAAGCGGTGGATGGGTCGATCCCCTGGTACACCGCTACTTGACCTTCGGAGGTGAAGAAGACCGCGTGGTCATCCATGCCGGACCCCGAGTCAATGGTCCATGTACCCATCGCCATCAGATAGCCGCCCTTGTTGAACAGGGAGGCAAAGTCAATCGATGCCGCCGCGCCGCTAATCGAATTGACCGGCAGATACCACGCCTTCATGGTGTTCTCTTGAACGAACCATAGCCTGCGCGCGTAGACGTTGATATGCGTGAGTGTGTTGGTAGCTACCCCTGTGAAGGCAGGGACGCTGACTGCATTCATGGACTGCCAAACAGTTCCGTCCCACAACCTAGCGTCGTCCGCTCCATTCACCGCATAGAGGAACGACCCTCCAGGCGTTGAGAAATTGACCGACCGCCATTGCGCGTTCGAAAGCCCAGTTTGAACCGCTGCACCAACAGCCCCAGGGGCCGTTACGTCATAGAACGAATCGCCTGCTGCGGCAAAGATGGTGCTTGCGCCCGTCGGGGCGCTGTAGTCCATCAAGGTTTCGACCGTGGCCGGGATGCCGGTCGCATGGTCTACAGACCCATCTCTTAACGATACCTCAGTCGTTAGCGGAAAGAAGTTGTCCAGAATGACCGCATCCTTTGGCCCCATCTGCGCGATGGGATCTTTGGCGTTCCACCCGCCCACCGGGGCAGGCATGGACATGACCGAAGCAATACGGCGTTTCATGCGGGCCAGTTGCCGTCAGGGATGTTGGCCGTGCTCAGCAGCACAGAGCCTGGGAACTGCGCAAGCGACAGAACAGGAGCACTCTTGTTCTGCGCTTGGCAGACTGCCAGAAGATCGAAATAGGCCCGGTCGTCGTAGGCAAAGCCCTTGGCCTTGTTCCAGCGCATCTTGAGACCTTCGACCATCAACGACTCATCAAACACCGCCTCATCGGTGTCCAGCGTGAACTTGGGCTTCGTCGTGCCGTCAAGAGCAACGACCCAATCTTGGCTGATGTACTCCATTGAAAGGAGCCATGCATCACCGGGAGGTGGGTTCAATTGGATCGTGTTGTCGGCGATGCGGAAGCGAAGCCGAGGGCCGGCGTAGACAATGCCTGATTTGAAGTTCTGCCACTCCTGCGGCGACTTCGGGCCGTTGAGCGGCCAGCGGTTCGACCTATCCCACTCCGTCTGTTCAATCTGGCGCAGCCAGTCAGAAGGGAGCGGGTAGTTGACCTGGCCGAAGTTGATCGCGATCCCCGTACCGGAAGCCTGCGATGGCTGGCTCAGAGTGACCGTGTTCGGCCCAACCGACACCACTTGCGAGAAAGGCACAGCTCCAACGAAGTTCGCGCCCCAATCCGAAGTGATGCCCGTCGTGTCGGGAATGTTGGTAATCGTCGGACTACCCAACGTCACGTCGCCGGTCGTATTCAGAACGGCGGTGGTGATGAGGTGCTCTTTGTCGAGCTCCTGCCAAATGAACTGACGGGCGAGATCACGCCCGAAACGGTTGGCCAGCGCAAAAAACTGCTGGATCTGGGGATCTTGCGACGTGGCGACCTGAGTCGGGGCGGCAACCCCTACTTCATAGCACGTCTGTTGCACCAATTCCAGCAGGTTCATGGCTTAGGCCTCTTCCTTGGCGGGACGACCGCGCTTTGGTGCAGCCAGTTGGGCGATCTGCTCTTTCAGCATCTCGATCTCACCTTGGAGCCGACCGTTTTCGGCGGCTTGCTGGGTGACGATGGAGGCGTCTTTGGCTGCGGCAAGCCACGCCCGGGCCTTGTTGCGCAGCTCCATGTAGCCCATGCCCATGCGGTTGCACACCGAATCAGAGGCCTCGGCGAGGTGCTCCACCGACTTGATTTCGTGGTACTCGCACTCTTTGACCTGGGACTTGTTCACCACCGGCCACATAGCCAGAGGCGTCCCCTCGACCACGGCAGCTTGACCCTTCTTGAAGCGGTCGTACTGGCGCGGAAAATCGTTGCGGTCCTGATCGTTCACCAAGCGCTCGATGATGTTGGTCGAGTCACCGGGGACGATGATGCGGATGAATTCGCGCTGCTCGTAAACCGGGCGTCCAGCCTGTTCGGACTTGAACGGGATTTCGATGGCGTCTTCGTAGAATTCGACGTACAGATTTGCCGTGGAGTTGTCCAAAGCTGTCTCCTAAAAGTGATGCCCCGGCTTTGCCCGCCGGGGCTAGGGCTTTATGCGGACAGAATGGCGAACCAGTTCGCCGAGCTCGTGCCGATGAACAGCGCACGACCGCCAGCGGCGACGGAGAAACCCCCAGTCGTGGCAGTCAGTGCGTTGATTGCTGCGCCCGTGCTGGGGTAAACCAGCAAGGCATTGGCGCCGGAGTTGATGACGACGACCTGCGAGCCCTGTTCAGGGGCCATCAGGACGACGCCGGTCGAAGCGGCGGTAGTGGTGACGCGGTTGATCGCGCCAGAGAGCGGCGTTGCGTTGGCATTGGTCGTACCTGCGGCAGTGATCGAATCGACCACATCGCCGCAGATGTTTTGTGCCAATTGCGCAGGCGCCCCAGACCCCATGAGTCGGGTAGGGATTGCCATTGCAGTTCCTTAGACGCCAGCGCGCGAGAACCAGCCACGGTCGCCCACTGCCATCGCCACAGGGGGAGACAGGTAAGCGCCACCCGAGGCGGTTGCGAGGAACGTGGTCGCGCTCACAGAGCAATCGGTGTCGCTCGCCGAGATGATCGCGTTCGCCTGGGCGTACACGTAAATCTTGCCGTTGGAGGCAAAGACCTGCGTACCCAGTTGCGGCGCGTCTTCCGAGCCAGATGCGCCGACATCAGCGGCGAGCGTGGTGGTGTTGAGGTCAACGCCCAGCACGGGCGAGACGGTGAAAGGTGCA